AGAGGCTACAGGCACTTCTGGATTCGATGGACTTTACTCTACCTGGTTACACGGACAAGACCGTGTTCGCTAAGTCTGAAGTTTTGCTTAAACATGATGGAGCCCAGCCACGTGTCGTCTACCAAGGTGGAGACATGTATAATTTGGTAATGGGTTCCGTCGTGTATTATTTATCACGTCGTGTTGCTGAAGAGCTCAACGCAAGAAATCCCAGGAACGGAGGGAACAAAGTTATTTATTGCGTGGGCATGACAGCAGACGAGATAGCAGATATAGTGCATCATACCCCAGGACAGGCCTTCGAGAACGATTTCAAGAACAATGACGGTACACAACCCGCTGGTGTTCGGAAATGGGAAGCCATGTTTTATTACAAACTTGGCGCTCCAAAGTGGTTTGTCAGGGAGTTTGCAAGCAACACCAGTGTTAGGGTATTTACACGATATGGTGTCAAGGGATTAGTAAAGGGTCAACGCTGGAGTGGTGAGGTTACTACCACTACTGGCAATGGTTATGTCAATGCAGTCACTTCACTAGCTGCGCTTGAACTAGCAGGGATTACTGACAGTACCACTTTGGTATACGGGGATGATGGAGTTACGTACACGACACAAGATAGGAAGGATTTGTGTGAATCCTTTGATGTCGTGGCTATGGGTAGTGGCATGAAGACGGATGGCAAGCTCGTTGTTAAGCGAGAGGAAGCCACGTTCCTGCGAAAGCGCTTCGTGCCCAGCATTAATCGTACATTCCCCGTACCATCGTTTGGGAGAGTGGTGTGCAAGTTACCAGTGCGGTCGAATAATAACCGTGCTGTCAAAGATGAGGATTATATGGCCGGCAAGTTGCTATCCGCGGCCTATGAACATCGTCACATCGCTTCTTTACGAGAACTTCTGCTAAACACAGCTGAGCAGTTATCACCATCGCCTTTCCTTGACATGAGGAATCAGGCGATGGCGTATAAGTACACTGCAGATGAGCTTAAAGAGTTGACCATGAATGCTGCTACCATTGACCCTGATTATCTTGGCTCCTTTCTTAACAACGTTTACGGTGTTTGGGAGTCCGAGCTTGTTGAGTGCTACATTTCAGTGTGTGATGGGATCCTCGGGTTCCAGCGCGTGAATAGTCGGGGGGGTTATAAGGCACCCCACATCGCTCCTAAGATACCTAGAGCGTTGTGGGATACAAAGTTCGAGTCAATTGTTTCCGTTGATGTCTCACTGTAGTGAGTTGTGACAAGTCCATGTGGTTTAGTTGGTTCCGCATGTAAAATACTAAAGACACCCTACCAACGTCAAGTGATAAAAAAAAAA